CATAGGCGCATCACCGGCTACACGCCGGAAACCGAATGGGATGCGACCGAACGCGAATGGATGCTCGCACTCGACGAATACGAGCGCACGCTGTGTCCGCGCTGCGGGATGCCCGTCAGCATATGCCACGACGAGCTGGCCCCCACCAAATACGCGAGCGAGGTCGGCGTCTGTCAGATCGACCTGATGCGCCGCATCGGGCTCGAAGAATACCGCAAGGACCATTCCGCGGAATCCGCCACGAAACTTGACTCACTGACCGTGGGCATCAACCCACGATGATCCGACAGGAGGATATGCCATGGCCGGTGGCCTGAACCGCAACATCACCGTCCGCCTGCTCGCGGACACCAGCAATTTCACCGCCGGCATGGCCAAAGTGTCCGGCGAAAGCCAGAAGACCGCGACCACCATGGAAGCCGCCGGAGGCAAATCGAAGCTCATCACCACCGGCATCGCGGCGGCCGGTGTCGCCGCCACCGCGCTGGGCGTGGCCGCTGTCAGGATGGCGGCGGACTTCGACGCCAGCATGTCGACGGTGCAGGCCAACACCGGAGCCAGCGCAGATGAGATGAATCAGCTCCGTCAGGCCGCCATCGACGCCGGCGCCGACACCATATACTCGGCCACCGAATCCGCCGACGCCATCAACGAACTCGGCAAAGCCGGCCTGTCGACCTCCGATATTCTCTCCGGCGGTTTGAGCGGCGCATTGAACCTCGCAGCGTCCGACGGCATGGAAGTCGGCCAAGCCGCCGAATACATGAGCTCGGCCATGGCGCAATTCAATTTGACCGGCGCCGACGCCACGCATATCGCCGACCTGCTCGCCGCAGGAGCCGGAGAAGCCCTCGGCAACGTAAGCGATTTCGGCGAGGCGTTGAACAACGTGGGCTCCACCGCCAACAAGTTCGGCCTGAGCATCGACACCACCGTCGGCACATTGGCCGCATTCGCGCACCAAGGCATCATCGGAGCCGAAGCCGGCACCCAACTGCGCTCCGTGCTGCTCGCCCTGACCAACCAGACCGAAAAACAGCGGAAGGCCACCGAGGAATACGGGATAACCCTGTACGACGCGCAAGGCAACTTCGTCGGCATGAGCAGTCTCGCCGGACAGCTCAAGGAGAAGCTCGGCGGACTCACCCAGGAACAGCGCAACAGCGCCATGGCGACCATGTTCGGCAGTTACGCCATCCAAGGAGCGAACGTGCTCTACGCGGAGGGCGCGAGCGGCATCGACGAATGGACCAAGAAGGTCAGCCAATCCGGCTACGCCGCGGACCTCGCCGCCAAGAAGAACGACAACCTGAAAGGCGATCTGGAGAATCTGAGCGGCTCTTTCGAATCCCTCATGATCTCTTTGGGCGAGGGCGGTCAGGGACCATTGCGCTCCCTCGTGCAAACGCTCGACACCTTGGTGGATGCGTTCAGCCAACTGCCCGCACCAGTACAACAGGGCATAGTACTGATGACCGCGCTCGCAGGAGGCTTCACCGCCCTGCACTCCGCCATGGGGCCATTGAACGCCAGCAGCTCGCAGACGGCACGGAACTTCGGCCTGATGCTCGACCCGTTCCAGCGAGGCATCACCGCCATACCACTGCTCAAGGAAGGCGTCATCCAACTTGGCACCTCCATGCTTGGCACATCAACCAACGCCGGCACGCTTGCCAACGGACTGACACGAGGCCAGACCGCGATGAACGGCATGAAAAGCATCGGCAGCGGGCTGTTCGCCGCCTTAGGCGGACCATGGGGCATCGCCTTGACGGTCGCGGGGGCATTGCTTGTGGGGTTCGCCCAATCCGCACAGGACGCTAAAGCCAACATCAAAGAATTCTCCAGCGCAATCAACCAGTCCGGGAACGCTGTCGAAACACTCATCAAGAAAATCGCCAGCGGCGAGGACAAAACCTGGGACTTCGGAGACAAGTTCGCCACCGGCTTAGGCTCTCTTGGAGAAGCACTCGACAAAGCCGGCATCGAATACAGCACGTTCGCAAAGGCCGTCAACGGATCCAAGGAAGCGCAAAAACTGTTCAACGAACAGATGAAAAACGCCGAAAACAACATGTCCATCATGCAGACAGACAGTATCCGAGACAGTTACAATAAGCTCTCCGATCAGGTCAGCAAAGCCAAGGAACAGGTCAGCAAAACCAACACGGAAGTAGCCAAAGCGAAGGACAGCGGAGACACGGCCGCCGAAGGCACCAACAACTACGCCGACAGCGCAGACAACGCCACCACAAGCGCCGAAGACCTCTCCGACGCCATTGACGATCTGGTGAAAGGCTTCCTCAGCCTGCCGGGAGTGCAGTTGTCCGCGGATCAGGCCGTCACCCAATTCAATCAGGGCATACTCGATCTTAACACGAGCATCGCGAAGAACGGCCGAGTGCTCGATGACAACGGCAACGCTCTGGCGGGCTATGAGTCTCAGGCGTATGACAGCCAGTCCGCTCTGCAGGGCCTTGCGTCCACCGCGCAGAGCACGGCGCAGAAGATCATCGAGGAGGGTCAGGCCCACGGCGATGCCGCTGCTGCTACCCAGCAGGCGGGCGATATCCTCGAACGGGCACGTCAGGCGTACATCGACAACGCGACCGCAGCTGGCATGAGCGCCGACGCGGCCGCTGCCCAGGCCGACCGATACGGGTTGGCCCGCAGTGAGGCCGACAACCTGCGTCAGAGCATCGAGGATATGAACAGCACTGCCGCTAACCCTGTTGACGTAAAGATTACGATTACGGACGAGGCCAGCGACGTGCTGGACAAGGTGAAGGTGAAAGCCGAGAAAATCGATGACAAGACCGTGCGTTTGACCGGTGACGACAAAGACCTCATGGACAAGATCGCCGACGCCACCAACGCGAAGATCGACCCCAAAACCGGCTACCTTGATCTGGATAAGAGCCAGTTCGACGTGGCGATGGCCATTGCCGGCGGAGCCAAGATCGATGACAAGACCGGCATCCTCAAGGGCAACAACACTCCCCTGATCGACAAAATGGTCGAAGCGAACGGCTGGCATATAGATCCCAAAACCGGTTACATCTATGGCAAGAACGATCAGGCTTTGCAGGCCATTCGCGATGTTAACAACGAACCCTTGGAAACCCCGAGGGAGGTCACGATAACCACGAACATCGTCCGCAACTTCATCGAGACCCACATGACAAAGAACGTGCCGGATACAAGCGTTGGCGTTCGCCCGGGCGGCAAGACCGGTGGCCTGTTCGCCGGCTACGGGGTTTCGATGCGCGGCTACGCCGGTGGCGGCCGTGTCGTCGAGGGGCTGCTGCCCGGCAAGGCCACCTACACGGGGGACGACAATATCACCCTGTTGAACGCGCGCGTCAAAAGCGGCGAATTCGTCAGCAACGTGAAATCGGTCGGCTATTACGGTGCCGATTTGTACGCGGCCATGAACCGTCGTCAGATTCCACGTGAGAGGTTCTACAAGCCCTCGCCGATGATGCTGAGCCAGCCGGTGACGAACAACCAGACCGTCAACCAGACGATAGCGCCCGTGTTCCAGCAGAAGATCGTGCGTCCGGCGGATGACATGTATACGGCGGCGTCGATCATGTACCGCAACGCCGCTCAGCTCGTGGGAAGGCTCTCAAGATGAACGACCTGTGGACTTTGAGCCCGCGTTACGGGGAGCTGTGGGCCGGTGACGAGCTTGTCTGCCGGTTCAATCCCGCGGATTCGTCCGACCGGGGCCTGTACATCACCGCCAACGGCGTGGAGGGCTGGGATACGCTGCCGGACGCGAAGGTGGAGCTGCACGAACGCGGCCAGGGCGACGGCGCGCATGACGTGCCCGAAACGGATATCCTGTATTCGGCCCGCACCGTGACCGTGTACTACGAGGCGGTCGGCTACAGCCGTGCGGATCTACTCTCCCTGATGCGCCGCATCAACACCGCGGCGCACCGCTCCTGCAGGCTGCGCATGGTCGACGGCGACGAGGACACATACTGTGAGGGCTACGTGGCGCAGATGGGCCGCGACTCGCAGTGGAATCCACTGTTGGAGAACAATCTGACATTGCATTTCGTGTGTCCTCGTCCTGAGCGTTTGTCGTGGCGTGCGAAACGGTTCCAGTTGTTTCCGATCTTCGCGGGCAATTGGTCAGGCGGGATCCGGTACGGCGATGGTCGCGGGGGCTTGGCTTATCCGGTTTCGTATGGCGCGGTCATGAGCGACGGGCGCAACGTGTGCTCGTTGGCCAATGACGGTTCCTCCCGCGCGTATCCGGTGTTCACCATGCACGGGCCGTTGGACGCGGGCTGCACGCTGCAGTTCCCCGGTTTCGGGCGCATCAGGTATGAGGCTCCGGTCAGCGGGTCTGTCGTTCTGGATTGCCGTGAGGGCACGGCCGTGCAGGGCGGCGTGTCGGTTGGCCGGAGCCTGTCCGAGCGCGCGTTCCCGCACGTGGAGGCGGGCGGGGCGTTGCGTTGCGTGTTCACCGGCTCGGGTTCGGGCTGGTGCGACGTGGAGCTGCATGACACGTGGATGTGAGCCCGCCGTTTTTTATTTTGATTCATATTCGTAGATTCCGGAGGTTTTGACATGGGTGCTTTGGGAGTGCCGCCTGATTCCAAGGGGGCCGGCTGCACGCCGGTCGAGCATCGGCGGGCCATACAGGGTTTGTTCGAGAACACGGGCATCCTTTACGGGCTGGACGTGACCGGCACCAGCGGATTGGAATACAACGTCGGCGCGGGCGCCGCCGTCTGCCAGCGCAACGCGCAGGATGGGTATTCGATCGCGTGGAGCGACGGAGGCCGGGTCACGGCGCCGGAGGGCGGCGCGGGCGGCGTGGACGTGGTTTGGATCAGGGCGAACGACGCCTCGCAGGGCGATTCCGACAATTCGGTGCAACTGGGGTGCTCGCGAGGCGCGGCTCCAGCCGGGGGCGTGCCGATCGCCTACCGGCAGGGACCCGCCCGGCGCCCCCCCGCCAGCCTCGTCATGGCCGGTTTGGTCGCAGAAGGCGAAACCATCGTTGAACGCATCTACCACCTCGACCGCGGCTATGAATACATCGAGAAAAAACTCGGCGGCGTAGGCGCAAAAATCGAACGCGTACGCGGTTAATCCCATACGCAGCCGATAAATAAAAGGCCGTCTGAAACACCGGCAATCGGGTTTCAGACGGCCTTTGCGTATTGTTTTGCGGTATAATTCCCAACATCTTTATCTATTGTTTTTAAAAGCACAAACCATGACACGCAAAATCCTTGTCACTTCCGCGCTGCCCTATGCCAACGGCAGCATCCACCTCGGCCACATGGTCGAACACATCCAAACCGACGTTTGGGTGCGCTTTCAAAAACTGCGCGGCCACGAATGCTACTACTGCTGCGCCGACGACACCCACGGCACGCCCGTGATGCTTGCCGCGCAAAAACAAGGCATCGCGCCCGAAGACATGATTGCCAAAGTGCGCGAAGAGCACCTCGCCGACTTCACCGGTTTTTTCATCGGCTACGACAATTATTACAGCACCCATTCCCCTGAAAACAAACAGTTTTCCCAAGACATTTACCGCGCGCTGAAAGCCAACGGCAAAATCGAAAGCCGTGTCATCGAGCAGCTTTTCGACCCTGAAAAACAAATGTTCCTGCCCGACCGCTTCGTCAAAGGCGAATGCCCCAAATGCCACGCCCAAGACCAATACGGCGACAACTGCGAAGTCTGCGGCACGACCTATTCCCCGACCGAACTGATCAACCCGTATTCCGCCGTTTCCGGTGCCAAACCCGAATTGCGCGAATCCGAACACTTCTTCTTCAAACTGGGCGAATGCGCCGACTTCCTCAAAGCATGGACTTCCGGCAACAACCCGCACGACGGCAAGCCCCATCTGCAACCAGAAGCCCTCAACAAAATGAAAGAATGGCTGGGCGAAGGCGAAGAAACCACCCTGTCCGACTGGGACATCTCCCGCGACGCGCCGTATTTCGGTTTCGAAATCCCCGACACGCCGGGCAAATATTTCTACGTTTGGCTGGATGCGCCCGTCGGCTACATGGCGTCGTTTAAAAACCTGTGCGACCGCATCGGCGTCGATTTTGACGAATACTTCAAAGCCGACAGCCAAACCGAGATGTACCACTTCATCGGCAAAGACATCCTCTATTTCCACGCCCTGTTCTGGCCCGCCATGCTGCATTTCTCCGGTCACCGCCCCCCGACCGGCGTGTACGCACACGGCTTTTTGACCGTTGACGGACAAAAAATGTCCAAATCGCGCGGCACATTCATCACCGCCAAATCCTATCTGGAACAAGGCCTGAACCCCGAGTGGATGCGCTACTACATCGCCGCCAAACTCAACAGCAAAATCGAAGACATCGATTTGAACCTGCAAGACTTTATCAGCCGCGTCAACAGCGACCTCGTCGGCAAATACGTCAACATCGCCGCCCGCGCATCAGGTTTCATCGCCAAACGCTTTGAAGGCCGTCTGAAAGACGTTTCAGGCAGCGCATTGCTGGCAAAACTCGCCGCCGAAAGCGACAATATCGCGAGCAATACGAGAACCGCGAATACGCCCGCGCCCTGCGCGACATCATGGCCTTGGCAGACATTGTCAACGAATACGTTGATGCCAACAAACCGTGGGAACTGGCGAAACAAGAAGGCCAAGAGGAACGCCTGCACGAAGTATGCAGCGAACTCATCAACGCCTTCACCATGTTGACCGCCTACCTCGCCCCCGTATTGCCGAAAGTGGCCGAAAACGCCGCCAAATTCCTGAATTTGGAAGCCATCACTTGGGCAAATACACGCGAAACCTTGGGCGAACACGCCATCAACAAATACGAACATTTAATGCAACGAGTGGAGCAAAAACAAGTGGACGATTTGATCGAAGCCAACAAACAAAGCATCGCCGCCGAAGAGAGCAAATACGAAAAAGTCGCCGAACAAGCGAGCTTTGACGACTTTATGAAAATCGACATGCGCGTCGCCAAAGTATTGAACTGCGAAGCCGTCGAAGGCAGCACCAAACTCTTAAAATTCGACCTCGACTTCGGTTTTGAAAAACGCATCATCTTCTCCGGCATCGCCGCATCTTATCCCAACCCTGCCGAATTGAACGGCCGCATGGTCATCGCCGTCGCCAACTTCGCCCCGCGCAAAATGGCAAAATTCGGCGTATCCGAAGGCATGATCCTCTCCGCCGCC